CAAGTCTAAAGATGTCTGGAATGTTTAAGTATCTTGCACCACCGATACTACCTCCACCTGTACCTAAGAATGTATCAGCAGCACCTGTAAAATCGTTTTCACCAGAAGAATATGTTGGAAGCATTCTTTCTCTCAATGTAGATACGATTCTATAACATTCTTGTGCTTCCTTAATGTTGCGAGGTGCCATTTTAAAGGAGAATGAATGTGATCTGTATTGCACACCACGGAATGTAACTTCCTGATATGGGTTGAAGATCTTCTTAGATGTGATCGCCATTAGATCATCACCAGTCAAGTTACTTTCAGAACCAAGTGCTGAGTTTACTGCACCTAACGCTGTTGCTGCTGTGTTCATCAAGAACTGTGGTTTAGCAGTACCAGCTAGTTTCTGTAATGCATCAGTAGCACTCTCAGGTGTAATCTCACCTCCCTGTGCCAGATTTGCTGCTGTTGATGCACCTGTTACACCTGCAACACCCAACGTAGCAGTCTCATAGTTTGCTCCATATTGTTCATTTAAGCCAGGAGGGAGGTAAAGATAAATAGTTTTGAACAAGCTACTAATATCGTTATTACCTGCTACTGGGTTCGTACCCGATGCTCCATCTCCCACCCAAGTGTATGGGTTAGCACTACCTGTACCTTGCGTTTTAAAGATTTGGATACGTAGGTAATCAATGTATTGAGTGTCAACAGTATCTTGCCCTCTGATATTATTTTTTGACTTACTCACTTGAGCTGGTAACTCTCTCGGATACACCAAAGGTGCACCACCGCCACTGGAAGTCGTCGTTACGTTATCATTTTCTATCTCATTTGCCATTAAAATGTCCTATAAAACGAAGCAAGGAAGATTCAAGCCACGCAATCCTGGCAAGTATAAAGGGGATCCTAGTAACATTATTTATAGATCTTCGTGGGAAAAGAAATTTATGCTATGGTGTGACTGTAATTTAAACGTTCTGGAGTGGGGTAGTGAAGAGATTGTTATTCCCTATCGGTCTCCCCTTGATCGTAGGGTTCATCGGTATTTTCCCGATTTTTATGTCAAATCAAGAGACAAGAACGGTTCGACCGTCAAGAGACTCATTGAAGTTAAACCTTATGCTCAGACTAAAGCACCGAAACCAGGACGTAAGACTAAGAAACTTCTAACAGAGATTGCTACTTGGGGTGTGAATCAAGCGAAGTGGAAAGCAGCGAAGGAATATTGTAAGGATAGACGATGGGAATTTGTGATATTAACTGAGAACGAACTAAAGGTATGAGCCTATTCGAAGACATAAAAGATCTTTCTGGAGGAAAACCACACGGTAATGTGTGGTGGAGAAATCAGCTGTTCTGGGCTCTCGAAGGTGCTGACGGTCCTATACCAACTACTGCTGTTACATTTACATATAGAGCAGAGTATGGAGAAAAGATGAGGTTTTGGGATAAATATCCTATGGTATATATTTTAGGGGAAAGTGGTCAGCACTTTTGGGGTGCAAATGTACACTATCTCCAACCAGCAGCAAGGAGTGCTGGTTTTAGTGTAGCAGCACCTCCCCAAACAATACATAAATACCTACGTAGTAATGTAATCAGTCCTCTAAAGAAGATCCCAGAGTCTGAATATGATGATATAGGTTTACTTCCAACTGAACAATGGATCTCCACTATCAATGGAGTTCAAGTACCTATCCCAAGTGCAATAGTGTATAAAAATTACCTCTAATGGCAACACCAAATTCATTTACAGTTTTTAAAGATATCACAGGCAACGGATATAATGAGCCAACGTTGGCAAATTTATACTCTGTTGAGTTTGGTTTACCTGCTATCATAGGTCATTTACCTGGTTTTGAAGTGGATGTACAGAGTTGGTATAATCATATGAATTATTTTGCTGACGCTGTAAGTATACCTTCACGAAACATCACTACAGGAGACATCAAGAACGTAGGAATTGGTAGGAAATATGCTACAGGACAGACAGAGAATCAGTTAACTATAAGTTTTATGTTGACAAAAAGTTCTTGGCACAGGAACTTCTTTGAAAAATGGATGCAGAAGATAGCACCAGACTCTGAGAATAGAGTTGGTTTCTATGATGATTATACGACTGATATATATGTTAGAAAGTGGGAACGTGGTTCCAACTATCTGAATCACGTCAAACAAGGTGGGACAGATTACTTTTCAAGAATGAACAAAGCTGTTGGTATCTATCAATTCGCTAAATGTTTCCCAGTTAATATGGGTGGACTAGAATTTAGTAACGATGGTGGCGGTGTCTTGAAGATGAATATGTTGTTCAACTATGAGAGATATAGATTCACAACCAAAGTTCAGAAACCTAAAGACTGGACTGAGGATAAAGTTATAACAGAGAATTTAGATGTTGCACAAGCGTTAGGGCTTGGAACTGATACAAACACTCAGTTTGGCATCTAAATAGTATTACTGAATTGTAAACCCTTAAATATGCCTTTACCAACCCTTAGCATTCCTGATTACGAATGCGTACTTCCATTTGGACAGAAAGTAACTTATCGACCCTTCCTAGTTCGTGAAGAGAAATTGCTCTATATGGCAATGGAGACTCAGAATCAGAAGGAAATGATTAAAGCGGTGAAAGAGATCATCAAGAACTGTACTAATGTCAAAAACGTTAACACACTAACAACATTTGATATTGAATATCTCTTCTTGAAGATTCGTGGTAAGTCTGTTGGAGAAGTAAGTGAGTTTAAAATCACTTGCCCTGATGATGAAAAGACTACTGTTGATGTGGAAGTCAACCTAGATGATGTAGAGATCCAAATCCCAAAAGATCACTCCAATAAGATTAAACTAAATGATGAAATTACTTTGACGATGAAGTATCCTTCATTAGATTCTTTCGTTAAGAATAATCTAACTGATAATCCTGGCATCGATGATGTGTTCAAACTAGCAGCAGATTGTACTGATACTATCGCTGAAGGTGATGAACTACACGAAGCAAAAGATTACAAGAAAGCAGAACTAATTGCATTCTTTGAAGGTATGAACTCCAAACAGTTTGGTGATGTTCAGAAATTCTTTGAGACTATGCCTAAGTTATCTCACGAGATCGAGGTGTTCAATCCAAAGACTGAAGTTAAGAGCACTGTTACATTGGAAGGACTAGCAGCTTTTTTCGAATAGCCCTAGCTCACGACTCTCTATTGAACTTGTATGAGGTTAATTTTGCCCTTATGCAACACCACAAGTACAGTCTAACTGAACTTGAGAATATGATGCCTTGGGAAAGAGATGTGTATGTGAACTTGTTAATCAGGTATCTTCGAGAAGAAGAAGCGAGACAGAAACAAGCACAGGGCACACAGACCAACTTATAGATGGCAGCTTTAAAGATCAGATCCTTTTTACCCGCGAAAACCACTGGTGATATTCGCACTGATCCTGCAGCCGCAATGACAACCTCTATTAACCGTCTTGGGTTTGTTGTAGAGGATATTGGACATATCATCGCTAAGATGCATATGGATAAGTTGCAGTGGTTAGATGATCAGAAAGATGCAAGGAAATTAGCGAAAGATCAAGAAAGGGAATCAAAAATAGAGAAAGATGTAGAGAAAGAGGTAGAAGTAGAAGATAAAAAGGCAGGAGGTGTGCAGAAGAAGACTGGTGGTTTCTTACAGAGACTACTTGCACCCTTTATGTGGATTGGGACGAAGTTACTGACATTCTTTGCGTTGAATTGGATGGCAGATCCAAAGAACGGAAAGTTTATTAAGACAGTCCTACCGTGGATAGGTAAATGGTTAGGGACATTCTGGAACGTATTATCTACTGGTGTTAATTGGATATTAGAAGCATTTGGTGAAAAATCGCCTGTAATGGGAGCATTGAAGATATTTGGTGGTATTGCTGCACTCTTCGCAGCAGACAGAATCTTAAGACCTTGGAAGTTGATTGGTGATGTCAATAAACTTAGAAAATTAGTTAGTAATGATGCCAATAAGAATCAGCAGACTAACCAGAGTCAGCAGATGACCAAAAGGCAGATTGCCAAGCAAAGACTGAAGAATATTAATCAGATTAAAGCTAAAAACAAGAGGATTGCCAAACTCAGAAGGATGAAGAGACTGGGTAAGGTCAAGATGGGTAGATTTGTGAAAGGTGGTGGTTTATCTGCATTGGCTGGTGTTGCATCTTTTGCTGGTAGACTCAGTGCAGGTGATAGTGTACAGAAAGCAGCAGGTGGTGGTATAGGTGCAGCAGTCGGAGGTGTTGCTATGACTGCTTTGTTAACACCTATACTCGGACCTTTCGCACCATTGGTAGGAAATCTGCTGGGTGGATTTATTGGAGATAAGATAGGTGCATTCATCGGTGATGCCATAACTCCTATCATAGCTCCCATAAAAGACTATTTTGTGAACATATGGTGGCCAGCTATGAAGGCATTCTTCACGCCTTTAGCTACCACGATCGGGGAATATATGGAAGTTGCTATCCCTGTGGTGAAGATGGTTTGGACGAAAATACAACCATTCTTGTCTGAAGGATTGAAAAATGTTGGTAAATTCTTGACCGAAGGACCTGTTGGAAAAGCAATTCAAGCATTGATCTGGTTGGTGAAAACAGGTGCGTGGATCTTGGGTG